GTGTACGCCCCGGATCCGGGCCTTGTCCGTGGTGCGGATGGCGGTGCCGGGCGGGGCGTACACCGTCCAGCCGACGATGACCGTGTCCCGGCCCTGCTGCTCCGCCCCGCCCACCGTCGGCGACTCCTGCCGCGGCGTCACCACACAGCCCGGCACGTCGAACGACTCGTCCGGGCCCGGCAGCGGCTGCCCGCGCGGATCCCGGCCCGGGGACGGGCCGGTGCGCAGGATCCGCACCGTCTCCCCGAACGGGTACGGGCCGGGCATCAGGGATACCCCCAGCCCGGCTCCGGCCAGCCGTCGTCCACGAGGAGGTCGGCGTCGATCGGGTAGGTCGGCGACGGGTCCGCGGTCGACGGCGTCGGATCCACCGTGAACGCCCCACCCCTGCCCGCAAGCGCCTTCAAAGCCGACTTGTCGGCCTTCGTCAGATACAGGCCGCCCGAGCCCTGCGGGCGCTGCACCGACATCGGGCCGATCGTCTCGTAAGACACCTGCTGCGGGTTGACGTAAGCCCGGCCAGCCACCGACAGGACCACCGCAGTGGCCCGGTCCGGGAGCGGCCGCACCACCGTCTCCGCGAGCGCCACCGCCTGCTGCAGCAGCAGATCCGCCCGATCGACACTGATCTCCGGCAGGTCCAGATACAGGCCCAGCTGCTCGGCCGTCGGAGTCACGAACGCCACGAGAGACCTCCTCAGGCCAGGGCCTCCACGGCATCGCACCAGGCGGCCAGCTCAGCAGACGGATCGAGCTCGGCGCTGCGGGCCTTCGCCCGCTTCGACGCCAGCCGGTACTCGGCAGGCGTCAAGAGCTTCCGCAGCACCGCCTCGTAGCCGTCGACGTCGTTGCGGTCGACGAACACCCCGGCCTCGCCCAGCGACTCGCACAGCCCCGGCGTGGGGTGCGCGACCACGGGGATACTGGAGGCGAGCGCCTCCACGCCGGCGCGGCCCCACGACTCATACGAGGACGGCATCAGCAGCACCCGCGTCCGGGCATACACCCGCTCACGCATGTCCGCCCCGTCCACATGGTCGAGAACCTCCACGTTCGGCAGGTCCGGGAGGATCTGCTCCCCGTAGGCGCCGCGCACCGCCAGGAAGGGCTGGTCCGGCATACGGCGGGCCAGCTCCTCAAGGACCCGGCCGCCCTTCTCGACGTTGCAGTTGACCAGCGTGATGGCCTTGCCGGGCTTCGTCGCGTAGTCGTCGGCGAACACCGGCGGGCGGACGATGATGCTGCCGCCCGGCCGGACCGACCTCGGGTACTCGGCGAAGAACAGCTCAGCCTCCGCCTGCATCCACCGCGAGTTGTAGACGGCGAGCGCGGTGTTGCCAGCCGCCATGTCCCGGAACGTGGGCCGGTGCGTGTTGTGGCAGAGCACCACCACCGGCTTGCCGTAGCCGCGGGCCAGAGCCGACGTCGACGGCACACACTCCAGATGGGAGATGAGGACGTCCGCCTGCCGCACAGCCGTGGGGAAGTCCAGCCGTGCCTCCAGTGGCACCACGCGGATGCCCCGGTAGTCGTAAGGCTCCACAGCCTTCCCGTACCGGGACAGCCACACCGAAACATCGTGCCCGCGCTCCACCAGCGGCCGCAGCATCGACACCAGCATGTGCTCGGCGCCGGCGTTGTGCTGCGGCGGCATCAGATGGACGCGGGCCACGATCCGGAGCGCGGTCCCGCCCGGCGCGGAAGCCGGGACCGCACCCATCAGGTCCCCGACGGGGTGCCGGTGTACTTGACGAACGCCTCCGGGTCGCCCAGCACGAATCCGTAGTACGCCTCCGCCAGGAGGAGCACCAGGTTCTCCTGGAACGCGGAGTGGACGCCGCCGTCCTCGTCGATGTACGTCGCCTCGCGGGAAATCCGCACGGTGATGTCCATGCCGACGCCGTAGGCCGTCTGCGACCAGTCGCCGCCGATCGCCCGCAGACCCGAGTCCACGGTGTCCGACTGGCGGCGCAGCTTGCCCGACACGCTGCGCGAGTAGGCGATCGGCTCGCCCACCAGCGTGCCCGCCAGGGCCGCGCCGGTGCCCGGCTGGGTGGTGTCCACCAGGATCGGTCGGCCGGTGGTGTCCGTCGCGCCGAGCAGGCGGGCCTTCAGGCGGTGGTCGGCGACCGTGCCGGTGTAGTCCCAGTCGTCGTCGGCGATGTCGCCCATGCCCTTGACGAAGTCGCCCCAGATGCCGCCGTTCGCCTGCGTGGTCGTGCCCAGGGACACGGCCTTGGTGGTCTGGGTCAGGTAGTCCGCGAAGGGGCCCGTGGCGCCCTTCATCGTCTTGCCGTGGATCGCCGCCCGGTCGAACGCGCGGGAGAACGCGGTCGGCAGGTCGTTCTGCAGCTGCGTCCACAGGCCGGCCGCGTTGGACTGCACGACCTCCATCGCCACCGGGATGAGGACGGCGATCTTCTTGCCGGTCATCTGCTTGATGTCCATGCCGCCGGTGCCCAGCGGCTTACGGCCGGCCTGCTCGACCCAGTCCGCGGTCGGCACGTCCAGCGGCACCGGCACGGCGGTGTTGGCGCTCATGGAGAGCGGCACCCGGCGGGCCAGCGACATGACCGCCGACTGCTCGACGGACTTCTCGAAGATGGGACTCGTCAGGGTCGGGGGGAGGAACGTCGCGTTGACGTCCGACAGCTTGATGGGATCGGTAGCAGCCATGGAGGGCTTCCTCTCAGCGGCCCTTCAGGGCCTGGTTCATGAGCCCGGCGAAGATCGCGCCGGGATCGGAAGGGGTTCGGTTTCCGTTGCCCGAGGAGCCCTGCGAGCGGTCCGGCCGCGGCGGGCGGGGCGAAGTGTCGGACGGCTTCGCCAGGTGCGGCTTGCGCTTCAGCAGCTCACCCAGCTCGCTGCGGATGCCGTCCGTGTCGATGTCGCCGTCCTCGGCGACGAAGGCGTCGAGGTTCAGGAAGGCGTGCGCGTCGTCCGGATCGGCGAACTGGTCCGCTGCCAGGGCCCGCACCTCCGCGCGCACAGCACGCTGCTGCACGTTGCGGATGCGCTCCTGGGCCTGCGTGAGCTGCTCGGTGAGCCGCTCCTGCTCCGACTTCTGCGCGTCCTCCAGCTCCCGCGCCTTCTGCGCGAGAGGCTCCAGTTCCTTCAGGCGCTCCCGGAGGTTCTTCGCCTCCGAGTTCGCCTTGCGGATCTTCTCCTCGGCGCGCGCCCGGTCGAACGGCTCCTCCTCGGACCCGGCAGCCTCCTGGGCGCCATCGGTCTCCGGCGGGGCCGACTCGACCTGCTCGGTCGTCTCCTCGTTTTCGGGCATGGTGAAGTCGCCCTCCAGGGGCTGAGAAAGGCCGCCTCCAGGGCGGCCAGTGGGTTGGTCAGTTCGAGCCCGGCAGCGGGTTGCTGTCGTGCTCGGCCAGCGCCAGACGGAACAGGCGCAGCTGGTCGCCGGAGTGCCCCTCCGCGAACTCGCGGTAAAGGCGCTCCCACTCACGGGCATGCGGAGACAGCTCGAACCGCTGCCCCCTGAACACCGGGATCACGCCGCAATGACATCCGTCGTGCGCCCGGAAATCTGCCGTGTCCTGGGCGTACACCGCGCCTCGCACGGCGAGCATCTTGCAGAACGCGCACGCACCCCGAGCTGCGGACCGCGCCCACGCCGTGGCCTGCCGGTCCTGCCTCACCGCGGCCCGCACGGTGCCGCGGCCCGTGTCCGCCACCAGCTTCTGCGCAACCTGCTCCGCCTTCTTCTCCGCCTGCTTTAGGCGGGCCTCCAGCGGTTCCAGCTGGGCCGGCGTTGCCGCCTCCGGCTCGCGCGGCCACAGATCCTTCGTCGCCCACCGCAACGACGCCGTCGTCTGCTCCTCCGGGGGAGGATCCTCCAACGGCACGGTGAACGGGCCCGGCACGCCGGCCGCCTCCCGCTGCGCGTCGTAGAACTCCGCAGCCAGAGCAGCCGACGTCTGCGAGTACTGGGCGACCACCTGATTCATCGCGGTCAGCCAGTCCGGCACCGACTCCCGCAGCCGCGACGGCAAGATCAAACGGCGCAGGCGGCGCACATCCCGCACCAGCAACCGGGTCAGACCGATCCGTGCGGCGCGGAAGCGGGCGGCGTCGTCACTGTCATCCGAGACCGTCGTCGCCACCGGTCACCACCTCCGCCGTCGGCGGTAGCTCGCGCGATTCGCTCAGCGCGGCGAGCCGCTCCATGAGCTGGCCTCCCGCTGCGGCGCCCGCGGAGCGGCGCCTCTCGGCCTGCACACGGCGCCGCTGGTCCTCCGTCAGACCGGCCATCTCCAGCACCACGTCGCCGTCCGCCGGCAGGATGCCCGCCTGGACCAGCTTCACCGCGGCGTCCGTCTGGGCGGCGATCGTCGGCGTCGCCGGGTTCCGCCACACCGTCTCGATCCGCCGCGTCTTGTCCGGCGGCTCCCCGTTGCGGAACCACAACGCCAGCCGCATCGCGTCCCGGTGCGTCGCAGAGAATCGGCGGATGCACCGCTCGGCCTTCTTCACCTGCGCGTTGTCCGCGTAGCGGATCGCGTCCGCCGACGCCGGGTTGTCCGCCGAGTAGCCCAGCACATGCGGCGCCACCGACAACTGCGACGCCATGATCCGCGCGTACAGGTCGATGATCCGCGTCTGCCCGGACGGGTCATGTGCCGTGAACGCGCCCACCTGCGGGATGTCGCCGTTCTCGTCCCGCTCCAGCGCCAGCACCCGGCCGATGTAGGTGTCCCACGCGGACTTCGCGTTGCCCTCCGCGTCCTGGAACGCCGACTCGGACGCGCCGAGGATGTACCGCTGTGGCGCCCCGAAGAACTCCGCCGCGACCTCGATGCCCATCAGCCGGCGGCACGCCGCGTCCGTGATCGACATGACCTCGGGGGTGATCTCCGACCGGCCGATGCGGTCCGCGGTGCGCTGCCGGTTTGCCATCCGCAGCACCGGCACAATCCCCAGCCGGTGGATATCCCGGTCGTAGACCTCCCAGCCGCCGTCCACCTCCGCCGCATACACCGTCTGATCCGGCAGATACAGCGTCGCGATCCGGGTGCCGTCCTCCACCGACTCGCGCAGCGCCGCCGTCGCCAGCCGCAGCCGCGCATCCCAGAACATCGTCATGTCCAGCGGCGACTCGAACGTGATCAGCGGCGGATCGCCGTTCTCGCCCGACCCGACCGACACGTACTCCCGGCCGTAAGTCAACGCGTCCAGGTGCGCGAGCGACGCCTCGTCGAACATGTCGTTCGACTCGGCGATCTCGTCCAGCTCCGACGAATCCGAGCCGTCCGCCCAGCGGAACGCCTCCAGATCCAGGCGCCGCTCCAACGACTCCACACCAATCCTCGGCCAGCCGATCACCGTATGCAGGCCCTTCAGCTGCGGCGGGATCGAGATTCCCAGGTCGCGAACGACCTGCTCGCCGTTGAAGTAGGCGTCCAGCAGCTCCAGCTTGAACCGCTGCTCCAACAGATCCGACCGCAGCGCACCCAGCAGCTGGCTCTCGTCGTCCGACAGCGTCAGCAGCGGCAGCTCAGGGATCATCGCAGTCATCGCAGGACCACCACCCTCCCCTTGCCGGGCCGGCCACGCTTCGACCACGCCGTCGAGTTCAGCATCATCCGGCGCAGCATCCGCGCCCCGATCGCACACACAGCGAGGTCGATCTTCCGGGCGGACTCGCGGTGCTCCTTGCCGATCGTGTAGCCCCACTGGTTCGTGCGGCGCCGGGCATTCGCCACGTGCTGGCGAAGCACCCGGTGCCCGTCATGCGTCAGCTGCCGCTCCAATACGTCCCGGTAGAAGCGGTCCACCGCCTCCGTGAACGTCTGCTGGCGGCGCCGGTCGCGCATGTCCCACAGCACCGCGTGCCGGTTCGCGCCACCCGTCACCGCCTTCAGCTTCAGCTTCCGCCCGTACCGCTGCGCCCACGCGTCGATGAAGCCGTCCCAGTACCGCTCGCCGTCCGCATCGTCGTGCCCGGCACCCGGGTCGGCGAAGAACGCGATCGGCCGGTAGTCCGCGAACACCTGGTCCACCGTGCCGTCGACCTCCTCACGCGGAACCCGCCACGGCACATCCGACGGCCAGTTCGCCGGCCGCTGCCACACACCCACCGCGGTCACGAACCCGTCCGACAGGCGGCACGCCGCCAGCCCCGTCGCGTCGTCGGACTTGGAGCCGTCGAAGAACAGCGCGATCTCGTCGCCCGGCTGCAGCCCGGCGCCTTCCAGGCGGCAGGCGTCCCACTCATACGGGGCGAGGAACGCGTCCTCCGCCGCGACGATCTGGTTGAACCAGAACCGGCGCGAGCGGGAGGGCGGGTTGCGGACGTCGAGGATCGACGCCTTCAACCGGTCCACGTCCAGCCAGACCGAATCCCCGCGGACCGCCCGCAGTGTGGGGACGATCCACTCCTCCGTCAGCTTCGCCTCGGCCGGAGCCTCCAGCGAGTCGTAGAACAGGCCCGTGTCCACGGCCCGTCCGGACCGGGCCGACTCGAACGCCTCCCGGGTGCGCTCCGCCACCGAGTCCTCGCCCGGCTCGTAGGCGTTCGTGTTCGCCAGCGTCCGCGACTGCCCGTCCGCGCTCTTGGTGGCGTTGCGCTCGATCACCGCGGCCATCTCGTGGCCCTGGTTCGACTCCACCCAGTGGTGCGTCTCCCCCAGCGACACGAACGTCGGCCGGCCACCCTCCAGCGCGCGCGGCGACGACGTGACCGCCTCGATCCGCGCCCGCCCTCTGTCGGCGTAGATGATCTCCTTGCCGAGGTCGATGCGGTACTCCTCGAGCGCCCGCTTCGACAGGATCGACGGGAACAGCGTCATCGTGTTCCGCGTCTGATCCTGCGACACCGCGGCGATCTGCACCCACGCCGCCGGATGCTGCACACCCAACGGCTGACCGGCCGGAACACCCCACTCGTTGCCCTCATCCGCGATCCCGCAGAACCGGCACGGCCCCACGAACTCGAACGCCGCCCACGTCGCGATCAGCGGGTCCTTGCCCCAGCCCTTCAGCCGTTGGATGACGCCGTCCCGCCACAGGAACCGGCGCGACACCGGATCCATCGCGTACCACCACAGCGTCAGGCGGGCCTGCTCGGCCGTGTACCGCCACGGCGCGCCCACATGGTGCTGCAGGTACGTCGCCGTCCACGCCAGCGCATGCCAGCCCAGCGTGAACTCCGGCAGTACGAACCTGCCGTCCCGGCCGCGCCGCCACGTCGGCCCGATCGTGAACGGCTCGACAACCTCGGGGACCTGCTTCTCAGCCACCATCGCCCTGGATGTCAACCAGCGGGGAGCGCCGCTTCAGCTCGTTCCGTCGCAGGCACGCCTCAATCTCCTCCCGGTTCGGTCGGTCGAAGAAGCCCCGCAGTCGAACCACGGCGAAGTCGCGGAGCCCTTCGATCTTCCTCGGCGAGCTGGCGTACAGGCACTGCCGCTGCGGGACGCTGTGGAGCTGAGCCCACGCCTGCGCCTCCGCCTGGCTTCCCGCACAGACCACGAACTTCAGCACGTCAGCCCCCTGCGATGTCACGGTAGGAATCCAGTGGGCTGACCGACGCAAGCTTCACCCCGGCAGGCCTTTTCCGCTCCAGCTCGATCCGCGCCCGCCGGCGGTCGCCCTCCGTCGTCAGCAGCGACGTCATCACGCTGTTCAGCGCCGCCACATACTGGCCGTTCGGCGGCCGGTCCGACGACAGACCGCGCGACATCAGCTCCGCCGCATACCGGGCCACCGCCCAGTCCGACGGCTGATAGAACTGCGCCTGCCCCGACTCGCGCAGGGACAGGTACCAGTCGGTGGCGATCTCGTGCCAGTTCGGGTCCGGCTCAGGCAGGTCCGGCAGCTCGGCCGGAGGCACCGACGGCGCCTGCACCAGCTCGGGGCCGTCGTCCTTGTTGCGGCGCCGGCGCTCCTCGCTCCTCTTGGGGATGGGTCCGGTTACGCCCATGAAGACCTCCAGGGTCGGGTCGCGCCACCAGGGCGCGGGGCGGGATGTAGACGCGCGCCCTGGTGG